AAACTCCCACTAGGGACGTACTTTCGGGTACACGATAATTCTTGAATGAATTCGTCTGGTTAGTATTTCCTACGTTAGTGGAAATCTGAATTTATCGCGGGTTGTGTGGAAATGGTATCCCAAAAGGCTCATAACCTTTAGTTACAGGTTCGACTCCTGTACCCGCTACCAATAAGCTCGATTAGTTAAGTGGTATAAAAGCGGTTTTGTAATCCGCATTCAACTATTCGATTCAGTTATTGAGCACCAAAGTTAATTCCGAGATGACCAGAGTGGTAATGGCCGCGACTGTTAATCGCGTATTCATAGGTTCGATACCTATTCTCGGAGCCAACTACAGACTGTTAGCTTAGTGGCTTAAAGCATCCGGCTTTTAACCGGAATATCATTGGTTCAAATCCAATACGGTCTACCAAATTTAGTCAGCCAGTGGCGGTAATGGGTGCAGTGTTGCAATAGAGGTGTGAATAACACGACTGCTTTGTCAGGTGAGCATACACGTTTAAATAGTGGGGTACACAGCCAACTAAATCAGATACTTACTATCCTCATTGTAAGTGTAATAAGGTGGGACTTACCGATGGACTCACATCGCCCATCCCTGTTAGAGCAGGTGTAGGATTAAAGCCCCGTGATAGGTCGTACTAAACGGGCACTAATTAATAATAACCTCTACGCCTATACAGACTGATCCCGAAAGGCTTCCCTGTTGCGCACCGAGAGGTTTACTTATTTGGATGGAAGTTGGAACGGCTCCCAAACCATCGTCGGCTATAAACGCCTTTGCCGCCATAAAGCTATTCCTAACGGTTTAGCTTTTCTTCTATTTGTATAGTTTGAATGTACAAATAACAATAAAGATAAACTCCTTTAGCCCAACCAATCACACCAAGCTTACAGAGCTGAAATGTCATGTTGGGCTTTTCTATTTCATAAGGTAAATAATATGCCTCAAGGTGTATTGACAGAACAACAGAAAGCTGATCAGAAAGCTAAGCTTAAAGAGTTCCACGAGAAAGGTAAAAAGGGTGAAGCCCCTACCTCTGCTGGTACAACTCGTCCACGTAAGAATAGGTCATTAAAAACCTTATCAGACAGAATGGCAGCAATGCTTCCTAAAGCATTAGACATTATAGAGAATGTCATTGACGGTAAGGAAGTTGATAAGCAAAAAGTAGATGTAGCCAAGTATGTGGCTAATCATGCTGTGACTCTCACTAAAGCGCAGCTTCAAGAAGAAGCCGACATCCTTAAATACAAGGTTGATCTTGAAAAAGCCAAAGTGGCTAATATAATCCCAAGGGAAGACCCTCAACAAGTGGCTCGTGACCTTGCAGCTAAAGGTGCCCACATCAGTGTGGCAGATCAAATCAGAAACGCTGTTCAAGAGAGTAATCCTGAGTGGGATGAAGACGATACCTTCTCCTATGAAGACGATGACGAATGAAAGTTGATGTAGACTCTATACCAAAACCAATCTCTAAAAGACAGCACATGTATGTCACAACCAAAACAGATATTACACTTTTTGGGGGAGCAGCAGGTTCTGGGAAAAGCGAGATAGGTGTAATTGACCTTTTACAATATGTGATGATTCCAAATTTCATTGCAGTTGTGACACGTAGAACAACACCACAACTTAAAGGTGCAGGTGGCATCTTCTCAAAGTGCATGAGAACCTTTAAGAAAGTCTTTAAGTATAAAGAAGATTTTATCTGGAAAGACAAGGAAAATAAATTCGTTTTTTTCAAAGTTACGAAAGATGAAAGTGGAAAGATAGTTTCACAAGAACAAGTTTCCGAAGTGTTCCTTAAACACTTTGAGCATGAGAAAGATGAGGACAATTGGCAGGGCATCGAAGCAAATTTATTTTTAGTTGATGAAGGTTGCCAATTCACCATAGGTCAAATTCAGTACATCATGTCTCGTATGAGAAACCCATCTTGTCCTGAAGTTGAGCCTAAATTAAAGATTACTTGTAACCCTGATGCAGATCATCCGTTTGCCACTTGGGTTGCCCCCTACCTCAATGAAGATGGTACACCAGATCGTTCCAAAGATGGGATGGTTAGGTACTTCACCTATAATGATGGTGACTTCTGCTGGGGAGATACAATTGAAGAAGTTGTTTATAAAGCCCAGTGTGATGAAAAAGATGTATTGAGTTTTTCATTCATATCAGCAAACGTAACTGATAACAAGATCGTTCAAGAGATAAACCCTAAGTATGTTTCTTGGTTGAAAGGTTTACGTGGAGTTGAGAAACAGAGGTTGCTCTACGGTAACTGGAGAGTCCGTGAGAGCGCAAGTTCGCTGTGGCAAAGAATTTGGTGTCAAGAGATCCACGAAGAACCTCCGTTCGTTGATTTCATAAAAATAGTTCGTGCATGGGACTTCGCAGATAAACTTCCATCTGATAAAGATCCATCTCCAGACTACACTGTCTCTATGAAGATGGGTAAGCTTAGAACTGGTGAGTATGTAATTCTTGATGTAACTCGTCACAGGGTTCGCACAGGTGGGTGGGTTAGCCATATATTAGAGATGGCTTCTAAAGATGGTAAATATGTTGACATCTTAATACCACAAGATCCCGGCGTTATGGCTAAATTGGGTATGCAAGACATACTCAGAGGCGTAACAGATGCCGGTTATTACGCAATCTTTAAAGCCACTAACAAAAAGAAATTAGAAAGATTCAGACCTTTTGCAGCAGCATCACATAATGGAAACGTTATGATAATGAAAAACTGTGGAACAGACTTCTGGAACAAAATCTATAACGATAATAATTTCTGGTTTAAAGAGTTGGAAGTTTTTACTGGAGAAAGAAAGCGTGGTGAAGATTTCCATGATGATGTATGCGACACAGCAAGCGATTGCTTCATGTACTTAGCAACTCAAAGTGTCCTTCCAACTGGTTTCCTTTCAGGTATGAAATCTTTCGACACATCAAATAAGAGTCCCCTCTTAAATATAAAATAACTCAACAAGGAGATATACATGGCAGTCGAAGAAGAGATCTCCTTGACGGAGCCTTCACTACCAAATCTCACATTCACAGAAGTTGGATACAACGGTTTAAGTGTAATCAATGGTCGTGTTTTAGAAGAATGTAATTATGAACTTCAATGGCCTTGGTGTGTTAAAACATTTAAAGATATGGCTAAAGATGGAACAATTGCTCCTTCGATAGATTATGTACAAACAAAGATTGGTAAAGTGCCTTGGAGTGTAAAAGCTCCTAAAGGCTATGAAGCAGAACTTGAGAATGAAGTATTGTTCTTACAGACAGTTATGCGTGACATGGATCACTCATGGTTGTCTTTCATTAAAGAAGCAAGTTCATTTGTTCATCTTGGTTTCTGTATTCATGAGATCGTTCCACGTAAACGTTTAAAGATTCGTGGCAGTCGATTTAATGATGGTTTCATTGGAATTAAGAAATTAGCTTTACGTTCTCAAGATACAATCATTGGTTGGAATTGGAAGAATAAAGGCAGAGATTTAAAGTCTATTGTGCAGAAGGTGAATAAACCTTCCAATAGATCAACATATGGCACTATGCCAATGCTTCCTGAATCTACCACCACAGACAATATGAAGTCTGAGAAAGAGATTAGTTTATACAAGTGTTTGCACTTTAAGAACAATCCTCAGAAAGGTAACCCACTCGGCACCTCACCGTTAATTGGGGCATGGCGACCGTTCAAGTTTAAACAGGCTTACGAAGAAGCAGAAAGTGCTGGGGTTTCCAGTGACGTTCATGGCTTTAAGAAGTTAAAGATTCCTGCTCAGTACATGACAGAGAATGCTACAGACGAGCAGAAGGCAGTTTATGACTACTTCAAGAAAGCTCTCCGTAACATGCACATTGGTAAAGAGAGTGGACTCTTAATTCCTTCTGATACTGGCCTTGATGGTAAGCCTTTATTTGAATTTGAAGTAGTCAGCATCACAGGTTCCAAGAGTTATGATATTGATAAGATCATTGCTCGCTATCAGAATGAAATCCGCACAGCTCTTTATGCAACATTCCTTTCTGCTGGTAGTGGAGGTGGTGGAAGCTTTGCTCTTTCAGATAATCTTAAAGCATTAGCTGATGAAGTTGTTGAGAGTAAGCTTGAAGAAATTCGTGATGTTCTTAATCATAAACTTATTCCTTACCTGTTTGAGTTGAATGGTTGGGAAACAGAAGTTTATCCTACATTTGAATTTGGTGCTGTTACCAAACCCTCCCTTGAAGAACTTTCTAAAGCAGTTCAACGCATGGCTGCTACAGGTTGTATTGCTAAGACAGCTAAGAATATCAATAAGATGGCCACTTGGTTAGAGCTTGAAGATATGCTTCCAGAAGACATGTCTATTGAAGAAGTTCTCAAATACACAGGTGGAGACACTTCTGGGGTTGGCGAAGGTATGGTTGAAGGAAATCCTTCTGGCACAGGTAAATCAAACGGCAACAATAGTGCAGTCAATAACGAGAATAAGGCGTGACGAATGAAACAAATTCCTAAGTTCTTAGGTTCCCTTTTACATCAACCTTTGATGCTTTCACAAGATGGTCAAATTAAATTTGATACTTTTGTAGACAAAGTATTATCTTCTGATGTAGAAGTTGATGAAATGGCTTTTGGTGGGAAGTACCAACCCAAATCAGCAGAAGAATTGAATTATGATGTTGAACGTGGCATTGGTATTCTTAACGTCACAGGTCTTCTTGTAGATAAGTACGACCCTGAATTGAAGTGGTGGTATGGAGATGAGGGTGTTACTAGCTACGAAGAATTAATCGATAACGTAGATACCCTTTTAGAAGCCGGTGCTCATACAATCATCCAATACAATAATTCAGGTGGCGGACAAGCGTATGGTGTATTTGAAACAGCCAACTTGATCCGTAAAAAGCTTGATGAAAAAGAAGCTGTGATGATTACTTATAGTGACGGTATTACAGCTTCTGCTGCGTTTGCCTTAGCTTCTGTTAGTGATGAGATTGTAGCTAACCCTGATTCAGACGTTGGTAGTGTTGGTGTTGTAGTGAGTTTACTTGATACTTCTAAGTACATGGAAGAGTTGGGTATTAAGAGGTTGTTCATTACTGCTGGTAAAGGGAAAGTGCCTTACAACGATAAGGGCGAGTTCACCCAAGACTTCCTAGATGAAATCCAAGCTGGTGTAGATAAAACTTACAATAAATTCACTTCCCATATCTCCAGTAATCGCCCAATTACACAAGAACAACTTGTAGAGATTGGTGCAAAAGTATTTGATGCTGATGAGGCATTAGATGTTGGTTATGTTGATAAGACAATGACCCGCGAAGAATTCTCAAACTATTTTGAAGATGCCCTCGAACAGAAAGGTAATGGTAATAAAATGTCCTTCCTAGATAAATTTACAAAAACCCCCAAAAAGGAAAACCAAAGCATGTCTCACGACAGTCCAATTGCTGAGGAAAAGTTGGCAGAGGTACGTACAGCAATTGAAGCTGAGTATGCACCGAAACTAACCCAACTCGAAGCATCCCTCACTAAAGCCAAAACTGAATTTGAAGCAACAGTATCTGCCAAAGATGCAGAACTTGCTGCCCTCAAAGCAAGTCTGGAAGCTTTTGAAAAAGAAAAGAATGATAAAGCTGCTGAAGCTGAAGCCTCTAAACAAGCTACACGCCTTGCTTCATTGAAGGAAGTGTTTGGTGATGTAGAAGGTGAGAAGCTTGCTGCTGTCTATGCACAATTATCTGATGATGTGTTTACAGCTACTCTTGAAGCTGTTTCAGGTAAAGCAAAAGCTGCTGCTGAAGAACTTGAAGAAGAAGATGGTGATGCTGGTGAAGAGTTAGATCTTACACCTAAGACCAAAGAAGCAGCAATGGCAGAACACCTTGCTAAAAAATACGGCGATAAGCCAACCTCCCCGTTCACTCGTTAATACATAAAATAAATAAAGGTAAATAATAATGGCTTTTGTAACTGTATCTGATCCACGTTATACAGACGTTGTTCTTGAAGAAACTGTTGGTCTTGGTAACTACTTCTCTCGTGACGTAGTTAGTGTAAATACTGACACTGCAACTGGTACATACCCACTTGGTACTCCTATTACTCGTGCTAAAGCATTAGATGATTCAGGTACTTGGAAGGTTGTTGATGCTGGTGCTGACATTCTATTAGCAAACGAATATGCAATTCTGATTGGTGATGACTTTGAAGTTAAAACCACTGGTGCTGCTTTGACTAACGGTGTTGCTAAATCTTGCATTGCAATCACACGTCTTGCTCGTGTTAAAGAGAATGCAATTCGTGCGCTTCCTTTGATCGCTGCTTTGAGTGCAAACGAATGGCGTGACCTGAAAGGTTTGCTTCGTAAGAATGCTCTGATCCGTGTAGAAGCTTCTAACCCAACCGTCTAATTAGACCATACTAAATAAAAGAGAAAGAATAATATGTCTTATAATGTTCCTAAGATTGGTAGCCTAACAGACTTTACCAGCGTAGTTGATAATCCTATTATCAAGATTCCAGCTCGCTACAGTATCATGTCTGATTTGGGTTTGGTTAAGCCTCAGTACCATAACACCAACACTTTCATCGTTACTCGCATTGAGTACTCTGATAACAAACTGACTCCAGTACAATGGGGCACTGCTGCTAAGAACGACCATGTAAATGCCAAGTCTTACTTGCCTTTGCAAATCCCCCACTATGCACAAGAGAATGCAATTCTCCCACAAGATATTGATGGCAAGTTCTCTTGGGAACAAGTAGTTGCCGCTGATCGTATCCAAGGTGTTCAAGAATTGTATGAACAAAAAATGGGTCAAGCAAAACAAGCTATGGCTAACGCATGGAATGCTGCATTCTTGCAATTGGTTGTAGATGGTACTGCTGCTAAAGATTCCTTTGGTGGTTTGACCAACTACTACACTGAAATGGCAATCACCCGTAAAGATGTTACTATGACTTTGAGTGATGAGGGTATTGACCCTATGCTCAAAATTTACGAAGCAATTGACCACATCAAGGATGTATATCGTGGTGGTACTATCCCTTCACGTTTCATCTGCTTGGCAGAACGTACTTTGTTCGATGCCCTTGAACGTCACCCTTACACTGTAGACAGCTATAAGTATTTTGCTCAAATGCAATCTACCGAGATTCTGAACCAAGGTTTGGGAACAGGTGGTTTGGGTTTGAGTGGTTACTACAAGACTCTTGAGTTTGGTGGTGTAACCTTCATTCGTGTTGACTCACATGAGATGACTGTTGGTGAAGGTCGTTTGTTCCCAGTAGATATCCCTGATTTGTTTGAAGTGCACTTCGCTCCAGCAAAAGATCACTTCTCTACTGTAAACACTACTGCTCAGTCTATGTACTACTGGGAAGATATTGTTTAAGACAAGCGTATAGGTATGACTGTAGAAACCAACTTCATCGGTGTCCTGAAATGGCCTGAAGTAGTTGTTCGTGTTATCAAGGCTTAATTGTCTTATGTGGTAGCGGGGCTTGTCTCCGCTATTATTCTAAAGCTTTCTTAATGAGAGAAGGCTTTACAATAATTATCATAAAATAAAGGTTCATATAATGGCTACTTCTGTTGCAAAGAATGGTTTTTCCCGTTTTGCCACAAAAAACTTAACCCCAATTAACCCTTCTACGTTGGCAGCTATTACTGGTGCAACTAAAAAGACAACCATTGGTGGTTTAGTTACTGAAACAATTACTTTCACTAATGTGAACGTCCCCACTGTTGATGCAACTACTAACGGTGCTCAAGGCAGTTTGAAATTGGTTGATCTTCCTCAAGGTTTAGCGACATTTCTTGGTGCTACTACTAACCTCACTATTGCACGTGTTGGCACTAATATCACAGCTACTGCATCTGTTGTAGCATCTGTTGGTACTGCCGCTGCTGGTGTAGATGCTACTTTATCTGGCACTGAGGCAAACATTGTTCCCTCCACTACTGCCACCCTCACTGCTGGTGCTGGTGTTGCTAAAGGTGAAGCTACTGCTGTTGCTTTGGTTGATGGTACAACTACTGCTGTTCCTGTGTATTTGAACTTCGCAATTCCTGATGCAGGTTCTGCCGGTAATGATGCCCTTACTGTCAATGGCTCTATCACCATATCTTACATTTTAAGTGGTGACAATTAATACTGAGGGCTACCCTGCCCTCTACAAGAGGACAATTAAATGGCTCTAACAGCAGTAGAAAGAATTCGCTGGATTGTTGCAGATGCTGAAGGTGGTAAGTTCTACCCCATACTTACAGATGAACAAATAGAAGATGCTTTAGAGTTATTCAGTAACAACACACTTCAAGCAGCAGCGTTTTGTGCTGGTGCAATTATTCGTGAACTATCTCAGAAATCAACTAAAGAAGTTTATGGTGATATTGAAGTATGGGCTGAAGATAGGAAGCTTTATTTAGAATCCTTAAAAGAACTTCAATCTAATCCAGCAATTGCATTACCTGCCAGCTTCATGCCTTATGCAGCAGGTATATCACAATCTGATTTAGACACTTCTGCCGCCGATTTAGATAACCCTCGTAGAACATCTTTCTTGTACACAAACACTACGGAGTGTGAGCAGTATGGATTTAATTTCACAACTCCCGTTTGAATTAATTCAAGGAAAGACTGTTACATTGCATAGAGCTGCTGATGAAGGAACCTATGTAAACATGAAGTGGGTTCCTGCTGCAAAGACTGATGTAACAATTTTAGCAACAGTGAATGAACGAATTAAATCTGAGATTACTTTAATCCTACCCGACTCACTAAGAACAAAGAAAATGCTTCGTGTATTTTCTAACTCTGAGATAAGACAAAAAGAAGAGTTGCCAATCAACCAAGATGCTGATGACCTTACATACAAGAATGAGCAGTATAGAGTCTTTAAAGTTGAAT